GGCAGTAGAGGGCTTGCAGGAACTCGTTAATCGTGCAATCGGGTAGAAGGTCAGAGTAATCAATGAAACCCTTGACTATGCTGTCGGCCATGTTGTTCAGAACTACCAGACGGGAGAGTTGACGGTGGGTTGAAAATGGATTTTCAAGGACCGTATAACCGTACCGGACGAATATAAAATTGAGTATCCAAGACACCTTTAAAAATGGGCTGATGGCATAACCTTCGGGAACGGAAGTAAGGACGGGTTCGTTATTGATAAGGAATGTTTCCTGTCTGGCAGCTCCCTGAAGGGAGTAGGTACCATTCTCTAATTTAGTTATCTTGTTGATGTATTCGGGGTAGTAAGTGGTGGTTTCCGTACCGTTCACGGTTGTTGTATGTGATGGCATGGCTACACAAATGGGAAAGACGGAAAGAGCATCGTCTACGATTGTTTCATTCATAATAGAATTGAGCAGGCTGATGACTCCGGCTGTTCCCCCTTCGGGACGAATAACCGGAGCAGAGAGGGAACGGAGTGAAACAGCATTCCATTCCGAGTAGAGTTCAGACTCGTCAAAACCTATATTGGATACGATTCCTCCGGATTTGGAGGCTTGTGTGATGTTCATCTTACCTATTCGGTTGTAGACACCATCGGAGACGGTGACACGGGCATCCGGGGCAGGGGAGTAGGTACTATCCGGACGATGGACATGGGTGATCAGTGAAAGGTTATTTCGGGAGGCAGGAAGCGTGGCCGGTACGGATTGTGAGCCACGTTCGTTGTAAATAGGGGAGGTGTCTTCGATCTCAATGCTGAAATCGTTTTGAAGATCGAATATTCCTAATTGATTTTTTATCTTGAGTGACATGTGTTATTGTTTTTTACGGGTGAATGGTTCCTTTGATTTATCTGCTAATTCTTGTGCTTCGTTGAGTTCGCGAAGCACGATGTATGCTTTGAGGTATTTAAGTTTCTCAATCAGTGCATGTAGCTCTTTGATCAGTTGAGCCAAGTTTGCTTCCTTATCAGTCGGTGAAGAAGTTGTCTGAGAGGTATGGGAAGTACTATTACGGATCGGATCGTAATTGCCTTCAGCACGCTGGGGAACTCGGCCACTGCGGGCATCCTGAATGGCCTGTACGACAATGGGGTAATTAATGTGGTGCTGAAGACGGGAAAGATCTTCAGCATTGATGATTAATTCTGCTCCGGATTCGGATATCAATGAGGTACGGCGGACGATTCCGGTCGGTGAATCACCTATGTAGGGAACATCCCGATAGGTCCGGCCATCATCTTCACCAATGACATCGTATCTGCCGGATGCCCATTGCTTGACTTGCACCTGAGCAGTTTTGGTACTGTCGGTATTGTTATCGGTTGTGGAAGTGGAAGAACTCCCCCCCTTAATCAATCCTTTGAGCGTTGATTTTGCAGCGGCCAATGCTCCCATGATCAGTCCAGAGAGAACTGCGGCACGGGCTGCACCGGTTGCTCCAAAGGTTGCAACAGAGTCGGGCATGGCATAGGCTTCGGCAGCAGAACGGGCTACAGCTCCGACGGCTACACCCGTGGCCTTGGCTATTTCAATATCAATCATCTGGCTCAGTACATCGAATAGGATATCGAGCATGGTATCAGCAAAGTTCTGCAAGGCATTTTCTTGACCTGATATCATTTGTCCGAGGGTATCACCGATCTGTTCACCGTATTGCCGGTACTGTTGTGCCTGTTCGGTGAGCCTTTGTTTCTCCTTTCTGGCCAGTTCGTCTTTTTTCTTTTGAGCGGCATCTTCAAGTTTCTTCCGCTCTTTTTCTTCATCTTGAAGACATTTTACTTTAAAGTCGAGTAGTTGTTGTTCAATGGTGCGCTGTTGATCAGCGTCGAGATTAGCAATTTTGAGAACACGTTCCAGGTGCATGATGGTTAGGTGCTCCATTGTTTCATTGTACTCTTTCTCTGTTTTTAGATTTTCATCCTTACCGGAAACATAGAGAAGTTTTAAGTCCTTTTGTTGGTTTTCATAAAGTGTCTTTTCTTCAGCGAGCTGTCGGTTCATCTGCTCTTTTTGCTGTTTAATTTTGATATCGTTGATTCGATTTTGAGCATCAATGCCTTCTTTACTTTTTGCACCGGCTATATTAATGATACGTTGCTGATGTTCTAATTCGAGGGTTTCCATCCGCTTATTGAACTGCTGTTCGGTTTGCAAGGTTTCGTCCTGGCGTTTGAGATAGGCTTCTTTGAGTTCCGACTGGTGTTGGGAGTAGAGCTTGGCTTCTTCTTCAAGCTTCTTTTTAAGAAGAGCTTTGGCTTTCTCTTCATCAACAGTTCCTGTTCCGGACTTGTCTTTCTTACTTAAATCCTTTGCTGTTATAACAACTTCATCCAATTCATTAGCCGGCTTTTGGAGAAAGGGCCTGAATTTTGCTTCTATTTTAGCGATTTCTTTCTCCATGCTATAAACGTTCTTAATGTAGTCTTGCAGTTCTTGGCCAAATCCTTCAGCCATTTTCTTTTTTCCAAGATATTTTTTTTGTATGCTGTGATATGCTTGGCCGAAAGCATCTTCCCATTTCATACCTGCTTTTTGAAACTCTGTAGTTGTTTGTCGGATATCACGCAATGCCATGTCTGTCATTTTTCCGTTACCAATAACCGAAAACAATTTTTTTCGTATGTTTTCGAGTGATACAGCTTGAGAATTGACCGAATTTTCCATGATTTCGTTAGTTGCGGCATTGCGTATTTTTATTGCAATTTGTTTTTCAAGTGCTTTGTTTACTAAAATATATGCCTCTCTGATATCATCAATGGAGCTTTTTTCTGTTAATAAGTTTGGAAGATATGTTCCATAAACTTTATTTATTTCATCAATAAGTTCACGTCGTTCTTGAGTACCTGCTTGGCTTCGGTTTAGTGCACCAAACAAAGAATCCAAAGAACGTTGTTCTTTAATTAGTTCTGCCGTGAATTTTTCTTCTGCCGTAGTAGCTTCTTTAGTACGTTTTGCATATTGGTAAATGGCCATTCCTGCTGTGGCAATAAGTGCAATGATGGCTCCAATAGCATTTTTACTCAATACGGCATTGAAGCGAGACATTGCGGCTGTGGCCATCCCTGTATTTCCCGCTAATGCATATTTAGCAGCAGAAAGTGCCAATATACTGGCAATTTTAATTCTTCTAAAGGATTCCGACGCTTTGTCAATAAGTAAGCTACCCACTTTGGCTTCTTTTAAACGATTTTCATGGATAGTAAGGGCTTTGACTGCTATGGAGTATGTCAATACAGAGGTCGTTAAGGTGATAACTGTACGGGAGTGTTCTGTCAGGAATCCTATTAAATTAACGATTTTACGGGTCCAGTTTACCGTACCGTTGATAACAGTGGTGATAGAAGGATTAAGTTTCTCAAGAAGTTGAATACCTAACTCATTCATTTTATTTTTTGCCTGGTCTAATTTAGCTGCCGCTGTTTCTGATTTTGTGGCGGCCTGTTCCATGGCTACGGACGTACCGGTGACTGCCTCAGTGTAGTATTTTACCTTATCGGCTTCATTGATAAGTACGGAGGCCACATTGTATCCTTCTTCTCCAAATTGCTTCTTAATCTGGGCTGCTGAGAGTTGCTTTTTCTGAAGGTTATCCAAAGCTTTCTCTAAACCGACGATTTTAGGATTTGTATCATCTGCTCCGGTTTGTAGGGTAAGGAAGAATTTTTTTAAACCGGTACCGGCTATTTCGTCTTTGATACCTTTTTCGCCCAGTGTTTCAATAGTACCTACAAGCTGTTCGATAGGAATTTCGGCAGAGGCAGCAGCTACCCCGGATTTGGTGACGGATGTGGTGATGGAATCCACGGCTGCTGCTCCATATTTAGAGCCGGCGGCCATGACGTTTGCATAGCGTGAAGCTTGGTCGGCACCATCACCGTATTGATTGAGAGAAAGGGTTACGGCATCGACTGCATCCTTCAGGGTCATACCTGATGCAGAAGCTAATATAAGGGTCTGTTTTGTCACCTCGGCCAAAGCTTCTTTGTTGTCAAGAAGTTCGGGCTTGGCAGAGCCTACCAATTTGTAGGCATCAAGAATTTCCGTTGCGGACTGTCGAATGCGAATGCCGGATTCGGTCATTGTCGTTGACAACTGGACAGCTTGCTGTTCCAACCAGTTTATATCGTCTTTGGAAAGTCCGGTAAGAGCTTCAACATCGGCTTTGGCTTCTTCACGTTTGTTTCGCTGTTCTCGGAGTTGGTTGAGCTTCATAGAAACTCCGGTGATAGCTGCTATGACAGTACCGATCAGACCAATATATTTGTTAATGAATCCGGAGGCACGTGACCAGACATTACCTTGTGCACCTACCTCGACACGCATGGCGGCTTGTGCTCTGGAAAGGGCCTCTGTGACACGCCGATTCTGCTCAAGAGCAGCAGTATATTGTTTCGTTCCGGGCACTGCATTACGAAGCTCTTTCCGGACGCGGGACTGGACAGCAAGGAGTTCGTTGTAAGTTGCTCCGGAGAGGCTTTTGAGAACCCGTTCTGTTTCGGCTAACTGTTTCTCGTAATTCTGAAGAGTTCGGTTTTTTGCATCCAGTTCTTTTTTGAGATCCTGGGAGCGTTTTGCATAATCTACTTCTTTTCCGGTAAGTGACTTGAGTTTGTCTTCAAGACGAGAAATACTTTCTTTTACCAGGTCTATCTTATTAGTGGCTTCTGAGCCATCAATATAAAGTTTGATACTGCGGTTTAGGTCGTTTGCCATATTAGAGACTGTTTCGTTTATCTATGTATATTCGGGTAGCGTCGATCAGCATGGTGTCGAAATAATCGGTGACGATATCGGCTAATTCATTGATCCGGTTACGAATTACAGGGTCAAACCATTCGTAGGCCCGGCGGTTGCCTTCATTCTGTCGTCCGAGTGATTTGAGATTTGTATGACGGACAATACCGGTATCGATCTCGACCCCATTAATTTTTTTGAGATAATTCCATTTAGAACCGATGAAACCTCCCTGACCTTCACCGGCACCCTTGTGGATGTAGATTCCATGTCGAGGGAAAGAGAAACCAAGACGGTTGATAATACCGTATTTGTCGGTGTAGGCCCGTGGTTCAAGTTCGCGGGCTATTCGCATACTGCGGCCGGCTATTCCGGCTCGTAATTGTCGGATCACACTATCTTGCCACTTTTCGACGGTCTTGTTATATGCAGTCAGTCTATCAGCATCCTGAGCCATTGAAAAGCGTTCGGTTTCTGAGACGGTTTCAAGGCGGATCAGTCCAGATGTCGGGGCATTAGTCAACTGTGCTGCTTTTCGGCGGGAGGCGTTATAGCGTTTGACTTCGGCACGAGAGGTACTTAATCTTTTATAATATCCCATCGTTAATCCTCCCAGTATGTTTGGTCAATGAAATAGGTTTCAGGTTGAGCCAAAGAGAATGTCAGTACTACGCCATAGAAATTATCACCAATCGGACCAATACCATTAAATTGAATGGTATCGTCAATGAATTCTGAAATGTCGGGGTCTTGCAGGATACAGTTCCGAATTTGTTTTGCGACAGCTTTGCATTCTTTTGCTGCCTGGTTGATTGTTTCCGGACGATCAGAAACAGTGTTCTGTGCAACAATGAAAGAGAACATATCATTGTTATTAAGCGCATCCGCTTCGTTTCGTTTTGATTCAGACTCACAGCCATCAACTGCAATCAGGATCATTCCGGATACGGATGATAGTTTATCATTAAAATTATATAAGTCCTCAAGTCCGAAAGCGGTGAAGAATCTGGGCTTTTCGGGTGTATGGGCAATAGGCTTTAAGCGGATGGCAAGTGTTTTGCCATATTCAAAGTGGTTGTATATCTCCATAAAAGTCAGGGGTTAGGTTATGGAGACAAAAATAGCCCGCAGAAAGCGGGCTATAAAGGACAGGTAGAAAGCTACTGAGGTAACAGGATGTGAATCAATTCACGAAGTTGTGCGGCTGCACGTTGCTTCTCTATTGGTGATGTACTTTCGGATAATAGTATATCAATGAGGGCTAATGCTTTTTCTTTATTCATTGTGGTTTGATTTTAAAATGATTAAATGTATAACGAACACTAACTAAAAGCCAAACGGCTTGTATCTCTGCGAGTTTGGCACGGCGAGTATTGCGGGTCATAGCTGATTTCCTTCCTTGTTATTGGTATCGGCAATGGCATCAATGTATTTCCTAATGGTACGAAGTCCCATAATCAAATTAAGTCTCTCTTTGTCCGTTATATTACAGGTATCAATTACAAGGAGGGTATCGATAGCCTCTTCTAAAGAACGTTTCATCCAATCATGTTCGCAGTCTTGAATACGGTGGATGACTTCGATAGCGTTCTCCGTCAGGGTGATACCGTTAATTTGAGTAGTGATCATTGTTTACCTCCTTTCTTAGCTTTGATAACACAATAAATGGCTGCAAGAATGCAGGGAGGAAAGATAAACGTAGCACAAAGGCAAGCAATAGCACTGACATAGTAGGCGTCCGAGGAGGTTTTAACTTTGCAATCGGATGGGATAAAATCATCAATTGCGGAGTTGGACTGATGGGGGATTGTGGTGCGTTCCGGTGTGCGGAACTGAGGCACGAAAAGGGTGCCAGTGGATTTTTTTTTCATACTTACTGCTGTTTGACATTTTAGTTGAGAACCGCTCAACCATCGGGACGCAGAAACGGCTGCCATCTCCCGTGTCGTCAAACAGCAGTAGTATCTACTCCGAAGAGCTAAATCTACAAGGGATAGGCAGCCGAATTTTGTTTACAATAAGTAAACTTCTACATATGGTTTAATGTATGGGCATAAGAAAAGCCCATCTTATTGTGAGCATTAACCGCGCTCAACGTAGTAGGAACATCCTACCGCTGTTTGACTCTGCAAATATGGAGATAATATTTGAGAGTTGCAAATAATATTTCCATATTTATTAGGAACTTATTGTTCAGAGGTCGTTTTATTTAGATACTCAGTTCTTATACTATCTTTTCGGATTTTAGCTTGAAACATATCAGTTATATCAAACCTGATGCCATCTATACTATAGTAAAGATTATATTTAATATTTCCAGTATAAGAAACTGCATTATAATTTTGTTCCTCATTTTCTGATTTTAATCTTTTACCACTACATAATTGGCTTAAAAAATATTCATATGCAATTACTTTTAAATGATGAATATCACTATATGCATAACCATCTACAGGCTCAATTAGTAGAGTGATTTTTGATAAACGATTCCTAAAAAAATCTCCTCCAATAATAATTCTTATATCTGTTCCATGTCTATTATCATTAATGCACCAATAATTTTCTTCGGAAGATATCTTTCCTAAAATCTGCATAGAACGCAGCGAATCGTTTACCTGTTCAGGATTTAACCCCCAGTCTAAATTTAAGAAAACATCTTTTTGAATCGTGTCTTTAGAATACATAGCTAAACTATCCATGATATTACCATAATCGATGAAGTCGATTAATTTTAGAGGATTTTTATCTTCAATTGAGTGTAAAAAAGCAGAGGACTCTTGGCTAATGATACCATCGTGTGTAGTTTGGAGGGGATTGTTACAACTTGCAGATAATATAAAAAATAGTGTTAAGTAAGGTGTGATTCTTTTCATTTTGGTTAGTTTTTATTTGTTACGGGGACAAAGATAAAACTTTAGCGGATAATTTTGTATATTAGCATGAAAATGAAAGAATATGAATCAGGAACAAGAAATAAAAGATATACAACGACGTTTAAAATCACTTGAGATAAGGTGGTGGCTGTTAATTATTTCTATATTACTGATTAGCATAGGATTGATACTAATGCGATTAAAGTACCTATAATGCCGGCAATGGCTCCTGCTATCTCTAATTTTTCTTTTTTAGTGTATCTTTTTAAATGGCCTTTAGTAGTATAAAATTTCTCTCCTTTATCAGTCATTTGTATCCAATATTGATCATTTCCTAAATAACAGATATAACCTGCTTGAATTAGGATAGGGATTATTTGTTCTATTTCGATCTCTGAATACCCCAGACTTTGGAGGTGATAGTAATAATCATCGGTGAAAGTACTAACAGTTTTTTTTGATTTTAAGTAGGATAGTAAAGATTGAGTTATCTCTTTTTGCGATATGGTCATATTATAAATAATCAATTCCTTATGTCGTGTGCCAACCGGAACCACCCGGCCATCCGGTTCTACGGATGCACGACATAAGGAATTGATAGCTTTTGGTTTATTTTGGCAGGGGCTAAAGTACAAAATAATCTGAAATATGAAATAGAAATCTATGGATTATATACCATGTTTATGGTATTTTTAATGTGAATCTTAAAAAAAATAATGAAATATGTTCTTTTTTTATGGGAAAGCAATAGTTTTGCGAAACAGTGATTTTTTATTTTATTTTTTAATTAAACCTTTTAGATTATGAAAAAGAAATTATTACTCGTTTCGCTTTGGGGAATCTTATCCTGTTTTATGTTATCATCTTGCAATAATGAGAATGAAGAAAGTATGAGTTTACCTGATTCTCAAGCGTACATCACAAAGATGAATGTCACAAATGCAGCAAATACACGCAGTACTTATAATTGTAATGAGGTACAGAATGTAAGTTTTGAGGATTTTATATCCGGAAAATCCTATGACTTTAATTTTTTGGTCTATTCTGACAATACGTATGGAATAGATATCGACAAAGACGGAACCGTTGATGTGACGGTAACTGTGAAAGGTAATGAAATTACCGCTACTTCGAAAAATAACGAGTCTGAGACGGTGGTTGTTGGGCAAGAAGACAGCGAACGCTACACAACGTATACGTTAAACGCTCCACAAACCAGAGTTACATATAGGCATATATCATGGTTTTCATGTGTGAAACGCCTGACTCTTAATGAAGACGTAGCAATGGGATCGGGTCTTGCAAGTATGTTCCGTAAGTATGCGTTTGGTTATGTCGCTGGAGCTGCTGCCGTTATATGTTTGAACGATAGCAACAGATGGGACGTTAGTTAAGGTCTAAGAAGGAATTTGATATGACGAAAGATAGAAAAATATTAATTCTCAAAATATGCTTAATACCAATCGTCTACTTTGTAATCAGGGGATTGTTCAAATTAGGTATTGTGCAGAAATACGATGATTTCTTTTTGTTATTGTGTGTAGCTTTGCCGTTCATCTACGACATATGGGCTAAACGGAAAAAATATTTTAAATAATATGTAAGAGAGTGGGGGATCAATGCTGAGCCTCCCACTTGTTTATTAAGAGCCGGCCACTTCATAACACTTGAAAAAGTAGTATAGACAGTTTTTTTCAATCTGCTTTTGAAATTACAGTATAAGTTAAACTTTCTTTAGCATAATGGCTGGTTTTATTATTGCATCTTAGTCGTAAATGTATTTTCCTGAGGCTATTTGGGTGCAAATTATAGTAAATTCCCGTAAATCGCGGATTAATCTACCATTTATTCTCACTTCTATACAATCTTTGTTTGCTGGTACTCTGAAAGTACGGAATAGTATATCTATAGTTTTCCTTAATGGACCATTTATATTAAAGTCTTTATCTGTAATAGTACAAGGAATGGTCATAGTTGCGTTTAATGGTACGTATTGTACAAAACCATCATCATCTGTTACAACACCACGTATGACTCTATATTGAGAGGCCTGTGCAAGCATCTTGGCTAAACGCTGTCTTTTTTGAGCATCAGTTTTTCCAGGCATGAGTCTTGAGCCTATTTGTATTTTAAGAGATAGTTCTATACCGTTTTTGTTCCCTGCATATATATTAGAAGACCTCGTAGCACTTTTAACAATACTATTACTTTCATCATCACATAGGGTGATAATACTGTCAGCACTTAGTGTGATATTACCAACTTCAATTTGGCCAGTTCTGAGTTCGACTCTCGATTTAGTAGGCTGTGGGAAATCAGGGAGTTCATTTTCTACTATTTCTTCTTGGTTACAAGAATATAAAATAGCACAAAATAGAAGCATAATGCTCCATAAACATTTCTTTTTCATAATAAGTCTAATTTAGAGTTTTACAATTAGGGTAATTAAATCACTCATTCTTTTGTGTAGCAAAAATATGAAATTAGACTATAACTATGTTATTTATTAAGAGGGAATTAACTTGATAGATAGGAAAATACCTATTTGTTGGTATTGATGTTCTATGATAAGAAAATGATTGCAAAACTATTTTGATTGATATCGGCAGAGAGAGGGAGGATTTCTAAATTCTTCATAATGCATCAATTTACGTTTTGATAATCGGTATTGGTAATAAAAAAAGAGAGGGAGTATCGGCTTCCCTCTCTCGGTTGTGTTAATGTCATTTGATGTTTAATATGGTTTCCGATAGCTTATTTTTTATATCATTAAGTGCAAACTTGAATAGTTCTAATTCATCATCGGTAAAAGCACTGGGTTTTCCGTTGACGATGTTTCCGTTAATGCGTTGAGCTAACCAGCTCCTATCTTTTTGGAAATAGTGTTGAGCAATATATGATAAGGAAATAACGTCTCCTAAATCTCCGATCTGATTACGTACATCAATATCAGTACGTCTAATTCGCTCTCTCCGGCTTTTCATTTCTTCACGGAGGATTCTTCCTGCTTCACTACGTTCTTCAAGTGGGATGGATGCAGTCAGCTCTTTCCATATGTTATCAAATTTGATAGCACCTTCTTTGGTACGTAAGAGGTGGAATTGATCTACAAGGACTCTAATCTTATTTTCCGTCTGCTTATCCATAATGTAATATTATTAATGTAATCTGTAATAAAGAAGATGTTGATAAGGTTGATGGTAGGGATTCATTATGAATCCCTACCTTTTTCATTCTTCGTTGAAGCTCTCGGCAATCATTGTAATGGTGCTGTAGAGTTCATCGTAGAATTCCGATTCGGAATAAAGAATTCCATCTTCAAGAATTTCTTCTTCGTATCGGATGAGGAACCTCAAATGATCAAGCATTTCCTCACGGTCATTTAGACCTTCAACCTTATCAAACATCTCTGTGTCATTAACACACTGCAAATATAATAACGATTTGTTTATTGTGCAAATAAACAAACCGTTATTTTTTTTATGCGAGAGTGTTTTTTTATTTGTTCTGCATATTTTCATTCAGCTCTTGTTGTTTTCTCAGAGATTCATCCATTGTATACAGGGCATCGATCAGGAATCCTTTTTTTATTTCAGGCTTTTTGGTCATGTCTGACTGTGCGAGGGAGTCTAAAAGACGCATTTGCGAATCAAAGACACGACCATTACTCTTTCCATTTCCGGAAAAGATACGGGGAAAGCCATTGGCAAGATAGGCCAGGCTCCCTATAATGTACCAGTACATAATCATCTTCACCCTGTGGGGAAGATGGCTGAGGATGGAAGCATCTTTCTCCAGACGATTGATATTGAATGTTTTGCTTGTGTGCCATAAACAGGCCAGAACATGGTTAATTTGTTCCGGGTCCAGATTCATAGCGTCAAGATAGTGTTGCAGGTGCATGAACTGTTCGAAGCGAATATCGAGCAGGCCATCTTCCGGACCACGGAATTTACGGAACCGGCAAAAGAATGACCGATAGGGATTGACGGTGAGTTCCGGGTGTACATAGTATTTCATTTCGGTATCCTTTTCGCACATCAACAGAAAGTTGAAGAGTTTGGCCAGCCGATTGACTTCTTCAGGAAAAAGCAAATATTTCTTCTTGTGTGTCCGGAAAGGGATTTTATTGCCGGGAGTCCCAATGCTGATCTTTACTTGATGGCGATAGATATCCCGATACCGGCAAACATGTGCATTGAGACAATATAGCATCATGTGTACCTTCAGTTCTTCGATGGGAATATCGCTTTGTGTAAGATTAACCAGGTAGCTCAATTGCTTTTCGGTGAGTTCATCCCAGCTTTCCGGAACTCGGTAACAATTATCATTTATCTGAATGGTGTGCATATTGTTATGATATAGAGGTGAATATTCGCTTTTCTTTGGAGTTAAAGTTTATAGCAGTAACGGTTGGTGTGACTCCTAACTCCCCAGCATTTTCAGAAATGAAGTTTTGTATCTTTCCGGCGTAGTAGGTCGCTTGATCAGCAAAGAAATTACCGGTTGCTGCCTGATCCTGGTAGATGGGCCGGATAATGGGAGTAAACTCCGGTGTGTCGTTGATGGTACGCTGTTCACGTGAGGTCTGTGATGTATAGAGTTCAGCGGTTTTGTTAGCGAGGTAACGGAGTATGTGCCCCAGCAGTACCTTTTCTTTAGGTGTCAGTTCTTTCCCTGCGGTATGGGCATCAAGCAGACGTTGGTATAGGTCTTCTTTGAGCATTTCACGCACATTGCGTTCTTGCAACTGCCGGACAGTAGGTAGCATCATACGGAACGATACGGTAGAATATTCGATATTGACTAAACCGGTATCTTGAAATTCTCTGGCATCACGGATGAAGCATGGAGAAGAATCCGTGACTTGTTTGCAGTGCTCGACGTATTCGGGGTAAGTTTCCGGATGATCAGTCAGAAAAGTGAGCAGCCGATCAAGGGCCTGCATGCCACGAAAATAGAAGCTTTCTTTAGCGGCGGCAATTTTTGCTTCATTGGCCGGCGAGTAGGTACCTTGTTTGTTTTCGACTGTAATTCCACTATCTCCGATACGTATGCCAAGTTCCGGAGTGGCAAGCATTAGGGTGAGAGGCCCCAGGGTGCGGAGAATTTTGTCATTCAGCCTTTTATCAGTTCCGGTCAGTGCTTTTTCTACGGTTTTGATACCGATGTATGGCGTCAGATAGATATCCATTGCATCATCAATATACGGATTGATGGCTTCATCAGGCAGTGTAGCATTGATTTTGACTACTTTCTTGAGTGTGTCGATGTCAGGGATGATAGCATTCATTTTTCTTCTGTTTCTGAGGTTAAACCTGTATTTTTAGTAGCTCCTGTCCCTTTGTCAAGCGTGGTAAGCTGACAGTTGGTGACGGAAAAGTAGATATCTTCCGGCCATCCGTTTACGGCTTTGGCAAAATAAAGGGGAGTGAGCGTGGCTTCCTGAAACATTTTCATTAAGGCTTGTTCGATGATGAACAGCTCACGGGCTTCAGTACCGTTAATACTCTTACCTTTGCCGGGAGCGGCACCAATGATGGAGGGATGTACATTCATGCCATAGCAGATGGTGTTGCTTACTTCCTCGCTGTCTTCAATGTATTCGCCACCCTTGAAGAAGGAATCTAAAGTATTTATGATGATATCCTTATCCTCAAATCCTTTTACTCGGTCATAACGAAAATGGGATACGAAGCCTTTACCTGCATTCTCTTCTCCGGCAAGAAAGTCATTCATGTCCTGAAGGAAGGTCTCCCGCCGTACAGCCTGGTCTGCTTCGTTCGTAATCTTTTCATCCGCGTATAATTTTCCCCAGAAATCCTCTTTGATGTAGACGATGTAGCGCAATGCCATTTGATTCTTGATCAAAGCCTTCTTAAAGATAGGAATGGCATTCCCAAAGTCGTACCATCCGGAAACGAATACACTCCACCAATATGGTTTACTGTAATAGAATCGTCCGGGAGTCGCTATGCGAATGTTATGGATGAAGCGGCGGTCTTTGACGATCTCTTTTGTTCCCTTTTCATTGGGAAGCAAACCCATTCGTGTCTTTAAATCCCGCAAAGGTGCCTGGCGGTCCAGTAGTGGCGTCGCAATTACATCATCCGGCATACCTTCATGCCATTTGGCTGAGTAACCATGATATTCACTCTTGCCGGTCCTCTCATCGATTACGCTAATACGTGAACAGGTTGCTTCCTTTGCCTTTACTTGTACCAGTCTGGGCTGAGTGTCCTGATTAAAAATATATTCGACGTATGCATCGTAGAAGATCACTAAATCATTCGCTATCTCCATCCGGATAAATGGTATGTCATTGTTTTCTATAAAATCGAATATATCCGGGTATTCTTCGGGCAAGACTTCTTCTTTGATGATTTTTCGGGTTTCCTTATCCCGGTATTTACGATATACGAGGACACTATCTCCATATACTACCTTGTTTTTAAATTCCACATTGCTGCCGACAGTTACGTTTGCCCCGATCTTCTTCATAATGTCATACATCATGTTGTTGTTCCGCCCTCTGGGAACAAACTTAATTGGAGCCGCTTTCCCTTTGGGGACTACTTCAACGGTAGAGGTCTCCCGGTCAGTTGTGATATCGCTATTATCACTGAACTTTATGATTCCTTTTCCGCCTTTGGTGACTGCATAAGTTTCATATCCTTTTTGAAATAATTGGGGCTCAGGTTGTTTCTTCTTCATTAGAAATAAACTTTGATGTTATTAAATCGTGTAATCAGACATCTCCGGATTTTCCTGGGAGCATACTCACCTATTTGAAGTATGTTGACAGTGCTTCCGCTACTATGAAATGAACTAAGTACCGCACGCTCGTAAGTAATGAGTTCACCGGTACTTTTTTTGCAAAATTCAATGGAGAACTCAATGGGTTTACCCTCTTTTCGTTGCTCCATAAGTTCCCAGACTTTACTTTGATATATTCTGTCGCTTGGCATAATACGATAGTGCTATGATGATAAAAAGCAAAGGTATCCCGATACTGAGGCCGTTTCTTATGCCATCATCCGTACCGGTTGCTACTTTGCTATCTTTCCTGGTCTCTGTCCCGGATTCCCTTTGTATGGTTTGACCGGATACCTCTCTCTTTGAAGAGCTGTTCGAAGAGTGTACAGTGTCATTACTTTCCTGCGCGGTTTTACTCTGTTTTTCGCTCCCTTCAATCTCAATACCCGATAGCGGGGGTAGGCCGGTTGTGGGATCGGGTGTTTGTGTCGTGTCAAAATGGTACGTGATCTTCCAGGATGAACCGTGTTCGTCTTTAGTGGTTTTGACTTGTGAGGCAATGGTTCCGGTACCGGTATTGAGTTCATTGTAATTATGCTGAAAAGTTCCATTCTCTTTGAATTGATTAGAATGTAGAGAAGAAGAACGACAAGCACACAGCAGTATACCAACTGAAATGCAAGCAAAATAAATGATAAGGTGTACATGATGTTTCATTGTTTACGGTTTTGGCAAATTAAATCGGTACATTTCATGGTTTTTAGCTCTGTTATTAAACGATTGTTTTCGTTGATTTTCAAATCCATAGTCTCAATACGTTTGGATAATGTTTCAACTTTATTTTCCCAGCGTGCCTCACTATCTTCTTTATCCTGTTTGAGTGAGTTGATGTAACTTCTTTGATCGGTGATCATTTCCTGGTAGACATCCTGCATCGCTTTCATTGCGTCAGCTTCTGCACGTTTCTTGGTGTATTTGATAGTGACAAATGCTGTGGCGGTTCCGACTAAACCGCCGCCGAAGAGAAAGACCATGATATAATTTAGAATCTCATTCATCGCTTTTTTATTGCAAATGTATTGTGTACAAGCGCTTACGTAAAGGACAGAAAAACGGCACAATGTGCCGGAGCGGTATCGCATGTGCGATGATTTTTGAGGAGGGGGGCAGCATATAAGAGAGAAAAAAAAGTTTGAGGCGAAACTTTTTCCGAGGGCGGTGCGTGGTCTTCCGACGGATAAAGGGGAAATTTTTCCCCTTTAAGACCCTTTTTTCTTTGTGAATCAGTATTTTATTTTTTTTGCCGTGGGAATCTTCTGAGATTTAAAATTGCGTTAACATAAATTATAGGTTTACGCCTTTTCTCCCCAAAAGTATCTCTTTGTTGGCCCAATGCGGTTTGATTTTTGAAAAAATGATTCGGATGTCGGAAAAATAATTTTAAGACAAGAGAGCAAACGTCTGTGTGTGATGTGTAATATTTATTTGTGGTGTATATTTAATGTGTTGTTTTACAGGAATTTGCGTTTTTTGTATGTGAAAAAAAAGTGTTATATTTGTAATGTAATCAAAAGGGGATAGGGTTGCACTCCTATCACTTAAATGTTTAATTTTTAACGTAAAACAAAATGAAAAATGTATCGAGCGCAAAAAGCGCAGAGGCTAAAGCCGTAGTGTTAAGTAATGTAGCTAATAAGAAGAATGAAACAGCCCCTCTAATTGTGCTGCCATCCCTTCCAACCGAGAAAGAAGAAACGAAAGAACAGGTTTCGGCCAAAGTTGAAACTCCCGTTCAAACTTCCAAGAAAGAGAGTTCTTCCGTAGTAGCCGCACCCAATAAGCGTCTAAGTATTGATGAACTGACCGATAAGGCGGAGCGTGTTTATCTGCTCCGTCAGAAATATCAAGAAGTGAGAGAAAAGCGGAAACAGCTTGAAAGCTTTACTATCTCACATGATAAAAATAATGCCCAACTTACTTTGGTAGACGCAAAAGGGCTTTCCATTTCTACAAGTAATCCCGTTGCAATTGGTAAGTTGTTATCTGATTGGATGTTAGATTTAAATAATCACTTGGCGAAAACCGAAGAAGAAATTCGTTCAGAATTGGAACGGCTAAATTAAAACAAAATCCCCCTACATCGTTGCACCGATGAAGGGGGAACAAAATCAAACCGAAGTTTAATTTTTAACGTACTGCAAAGATGGAAAATATTTTTGATTCTGCAAAAACAATTCAAGAAAAACGCACAATATTAAAAGGTTTATCAAAGCCGCTTCAAATTTTGGTGAAAGAGGCTGCTATTCCTACGGTAAACGATGGACTGAAAGCGATATACGCACAGTCTGGGCACACCGAACTTAAAACGCTGAAACAGTGGAATAAGGAGGGCAGGAGTATTAAAAAAGGTTCCCATGCTTTATGCCTTTGGGGTGCACCTAAGAAAGTAGAGACGACCCAAGTGGAAGAAGCACAGGGAGAAGATAATGACCCAATGAATTTCTATCCGATTTGTTTTGTATTCTCAAATTTGCAGGTATATGAAAAACAGTGATTTAACTACTTATGGGGAGTATTTGGAAAAGCTATCCCCAAAACACGGACGGGAAAAGGTATTTAATGACTTTCTGCAAATAGTCGTTTGTTGCCTCTCAATGGGACGTAAGGAAGAACTTTATTTCAAAACGATAAAGCCCTATGACAAAACAGAACTGGATTTGTTTTCACAGGCTTTTGCCGCACTTGTTATGCAGATGGACAGGCAACCACTGGTAGACCCGTTCGGAGACTATTTTCAAGAGTTTTTAAGCAACGCCCAAAACGGGCAGTTTTTTACACCGTTTGGGGTATGTGAATTAATGAACCAATTGATTACAGCTCCTAAAGTAAATGATCAGCCTAAACAGGGAGATCGGAGGGTATTAGACCCTGCATGCGGTAGCGGAAGACTCCTTTTATCAGCAGCCCAAAAGGATAGAGCATTGACTTTTGTCGGGATTGATATCTCATATACCTGCTGTCTCATGACTATCATTAATTTGTGTCTGAACAGCTTAAACGGAGAAGTATTACACATGAATGCCTTGACGGATCAATGTTGGCATCGTTGGTTGATTATCGTTGATAGTGTAACCAAGATACCGACCGTTTATGAAGTGGAAGCCGGAATAATAAACCAACCGCCTGCATGTGCGGATGATTTAAAGCCTTTACCGGTGACAGGGATCATACAGCCGGTAAAGAACATGATTCCCGCCAATTTTGTACGTTATACCCCTAAATGTTAGCAATATGGAGAAAGTTTTGCAATGTGTCAGACTTCCGCAAAATGGTAAAGGAACAATCGGGTTTAATTTGAAAGGAGAGTATTTAAAAAAATACGGTTTCCAGTTAGGAGATAAAGTAAAGGTAGAAATCAGCAAAAATAAGATTGTTTTATTTAAGACGGGTAATGTGCTGGAATGATTGAAAAAGTGGCACAGCGGGCAGCAAAAGCACTCTGACAGACCTTGAGAGAGGGGAGAATGCTTTTGCGTCGCCCGGCTGCGCCGGGGTGAAGCGGAGTCCGCCGATTGCTCTTTTGGCAGAGGGGGCGGGATTTTAAACGCCTGAAATGGCGGTTGTTTGACGTAATTTTAGCAATTACGAAAAGCGGTATTTTATTTCCGATTGAGGAAAAATATTCCTCCGGTGCCGGTTCCCGGACGTGTGAAGTAGAAATTCATGCCGAGCCATAATGTGTCGAAGGCATCCGTAACATGGGTTTTGTATTGATCCGGATTGTCCGGAGTATCGTCAGTACCTTCCGGAGCTTTGTCCTTCTCAAAACCGTTTTTACCTTGCTTAATACCGGTTTGCTCCATGGCGATCTTGAGGAACTCGTTTTGATAGAGATTGAAACGAATCCACAGGAATTGCGGATCACCTTTCAATGCGAGATCGATATTGAGATGTTTCCATTCATGTTTGGGTGCTTGCCCGACATATACCATTGCAGGAGTGTACCGGTTCTCTTTGAATACACGCTCAATGATATCCGCATAGGTTTCTGTTGTGGAGCCCGACTCCCAGGTAAAAGTATGATCATAGTAGACGACTACATCGTGATTGAGCTTGGGACGGTAATAGTCAGCTATCTGTTGTACCAGGTCTCCGAGTTTGGATGGGGTTTTGACATAGAACGATTTGATGATTTTCATCGTATTCCCGTCCAATTGTGCCACTACCGCTGTCGAGATTGACGCATTGGAGTCGAATGCAATATGCAGTTCTTTGTCAAAATCAAGGTCACCGTCTCCCAGGCAGCCGCAGGAACTCAGTTGCTTCCAATTACTTCCAAGATTCTTCAGCCTTCCGTTATCAGCCGGCTGATAGAAATGTATGCGGTCGTCCAGGGCACTATAAAAGCCGTTGGGAACTTTCATCAGCCGTTCGTTCAGGAAGGCGGTACGCCATACCAACGGGGGAGAATCACGCTGCATCTGCCAAATGAAGTCTTCTCCCAGGACCTCAAGGTTATCAAAGACATCATATTCACCATAAAATACAGTGTATTCCCGTTTTTTCTTATCATTCGGTTTGAGTGCAGGCTGAAACTTCCGGGCTATGTCAAGATCACGTTGAAGTTCCCGGATCATCCGCATGGTGTGTTCGGTCAGCGGTTTACGTTTGTAATCCTGAAGTTCTTTATACAGGTTGCGAATGAGTTGGATATGTGGGGGCTGCATCTCTTCCTGTTTGTCGAGAATCCAACGTCCCATGGATGATCCGGGCATGTCCGTTGAGTAACATACGCTGTGATGGTGAGGACAGTGCCCGAAATATTGCCGGTTTCCCCGGTTGGCCGGATTGACCTCGTTCTTTATCTTGTCATAGGAAAGGAACTTTGCCTCCGGACCTATCACCCAGTCAAGCGACATGGAGTTTGCGGACATCCCTTGATTAAAGGAAAGAATGACCATGACCGTGCCATTCCAGAAATGGAAAGCATTACTCCATCCGTCTCCGAGTACCGGACGAACAGGCTTGGCAAAGCCCATGGAAGGTGGTGCTTTATGGCCAACGACATAATGGATATTTTGAATGTATCCCCATTCGGCGAGTGCTTTACAGATAGCCGGAAGGGTATTCCCCCAGGCTTTAGCATAGCTGGGAGAGATCATTCCACCCAATGAACCGGGCATTTCCCAGACGTTCCTGAGAATGAAGCGGGCGTCGATACCTTCTGACTTACCGGTACCACGCGATGCAACGATGTATTCGTCATGTGCGGCAATAGCCATTGCCTGGCGTTGCATTTTGTTGAAGAACTTCCGTATCACATTGGTCTGTTTCATCCGAAGTTCGTATGCCGATGGTATGGGAGAGGCTTGGGCTGTCATTCCTCAATATCCTCCTCTTCAATGGTTTGAATATCTGTCGCCTGTTTGGTCAACATATCTTTGCATAAGCTGCGGAGTTCCTGGCGGCGTTGCTCCAGATTGTCTATCACTTCAATACCCTCAAGTGTCGTCACATCGTCGGAAGGTTCAAAAGATGGGGGGATAAGCTGACTGAAGTCGAATGCGTCATCGTCTTTGTCGGAACGGGTGTATTTACCTATCTTGTCGAGAGCGGCGGCAGCTCCTTTAGCATCTCCGTTGTCGATAGCGAGTTGAAATGCCTTCTTTCCTCCTTCTACGATCATGTAGCGATACCAGGATTTGGCCGCCAACTGGATGTTACCGACCAGCCGGTTGATCATACCGATATCGCGATAGGCCTGTGATTGGGAAACAGGTTCCGCTTGCCCTCCACATCCGTGCATGAGAAAAGTAACGAGCTCCTGGTCTTCAATTAATGGGCTTTCCATTTTCTTACTAACACAAAGCATCATCCGATTCTTAATTTCCATCTCCTTTGGTGATAACTGGAGAGCGGATTCACCCCGATCTTTGAACAGGGAGCGTTCGATGCGGTCGTAGGTTGTGTCTTTTTTCGGCATAATTTAGTCGTTGATGATTTGTTCTTTCATGTATTTATCAGCAAGTGGCTCGGCCGCCGGACTTCCGGCCTTGGCTAACTTGATCACAGTTTTTCGGAGTTCGAATTTTGTTTGCAGGCGTCCCTGATGGTATGCTTCGTAGATAGGAGAATGATGATGATTTCTGCAAATATCACAGAAGTAGCTGCGTTCACCGGCAGGCAGCGAAATTAGAATGGCGATTTCTGCCGGAGGCAGCAGAGCTGCGGCCATCTCTCTGATTTGTTGCAAGGTTTCATCTGATAACTCCATTTCTATTCTAATATTTCGTAACTGATTGCTTGATTATATGCCTGCTCGAACATTTCCGAGAAGTAATTGAAATGCTTTCCGGAAGTGAAATAGAAGCCATTTTCCCAGCGGTGATTCTGGTTCAGGTTCGCGGAACCGGCAATACCGAACTGATATTTGTCATTTTCCACCAATAACACTTTTGCATGACAGGAGTCAATCCGTATGCGTGGTGTGATGTTGGAGGCAAACAGTAACAAGTCAAGCTTGTGCCGTTTTACCGTCGTATCGAGCAGGAGGGTCAGACCTGTAATTTTTTTCTCATCGGCCAGGAAGAAGAGAGGGCGTAAACTGTCCTCTGAGATACTGAATGTAGCGATCCTTATATCCGCCAGTCCGATTTCAGATAAAAGAGAGGGCAACACTTCATGTATTGCCCAGTCTCCTTTGTGCATGAACGGTTCGATAGAGCCGGGACACAAAGCCAAAGGAAAGTTATCCTGAAACCTTTTCACCTTGTTCTGCCGATAATTCTGCCGTTAAAGCGGCTAATTCAGTTTCGTATTTAGCAATCCGGTCGAGTGCGTTCTGCAGAACAGCCTGCTTTCCCTCTTTCCCGGCCCTCTCTGCGGCTGTTTTGCTGTTCGTAATGTTCTGCTTCAGACGTTTGATCTGACGGGCTATTTCGAAGCCTCTGACCACTGCATTTTCACTATACTCAGGACGTTTAGCATCAAGCTCTAAGGTTGCCTGTTTGCCTTCTGCGTAATCGTCAATCTGTTTCCAAAGTTTGCGACGTTCGTCGTCCAACTTGCAGAGTTCTTCTGCGAGGGGGTGACGTTCCTCTGCCGGGATATCCGGATTCGCAATATCATTATGGAGACTGGCGTACAGGGGAGCGATCTCTTTGATACGGGCGTATGCTTTACGTAAGGCAGGAGTGAGGGATTCTTCTGTTACGATCTTGACGCCCGGAGTGTTCAAGGCATCCAGTTCGCCCCGGATAGCGGAGAGCTCTTTCATTTTCTCCTCGAACTCTTCATTTAAAGCTGAGAGTTCGTCAGCATGATTTTCCGTGTCACTCTCAAGTTCGCTGATACGGTTATGCAGTCCGTCGATCTCCTCTTGGAGTCGGTCGATTGCCTCTGTCCGGATATCGGTTTCTTGAGTCCGTTGTTCATCATTCAGTGTTTGAACGATCAGGATCTCTTCGAATGCAGCCGGGTAAACAGAAGGAGCATCTTTTATTTCCCTGGCTATTTTAGTCAGTATATTGACTAATTGTGTAAAGTGGGGATCGAAAATGTGAGGATTCTCCGGTGCCTGGGAAAGATAGTTCCCATAGCTGCTCTTGGTGTTTGCCTTTGCTAAAGCGTTAAAGAGTTCCATACCGTCAGCGTACCTACGCTGACGGTTTGACAACCATTTTTCTAACTGTTCGTTTCTTGTCATAAAATATATGTATTATGTTAACCTCCGGGACTTGGAGCCGGTTTTAGGCCTGCAATGACTTCCATGTCGATTGGTGTCCCTAAAACAACAGCCGATTCATTTGCGTCACAAGTGGCTGTATAGGCAGTTCCCCGCTGATCGGCGGCGAGCTTACCACCATCAAAGGAGGGTGATACATCGGCATACATGCCCGGTTTACCCATCAGGAATTGTTGGCCGTCGGAATCTTCGAAGACGAAGTACCCCGGAGTGTTCTTGACAAGTGTACTGAAAGCATGCATTCCCGGAGTATTGCCGGGGAAGAAAAACTCTAAAGTCTGCTTAAAAGATTTTCCGTCCGTTTCGCCTTGAATTTCCGCTTTATAACCTACTTTCCCTTTTGTGGAATACAAGTAAATCGGCTGAGTATAGGTTCCGCCGCTTGGAAAAGTGAATGATCCTGAAGCGGTAATCAGGTCCTCATTCGTAGTAGGCTTTGCCGGAATCATTGGTACGGTTGAAGGAGCGTCATACGGAATAAAGAGCAGCCGTCCTTTATAACCTCCCATGTTGTTTTGCCCGATATTCCATTTTAACGGGGCAAATGCCGGGCCGGCAGCCAGAACGGTTAAACCGTCTGATGCCAGAAGATGATGGCTGATCCAGTTTCCGGTATCCGGAATGGCCGCTTGTACTTCCGGAAGCAAGAACAGGCAGCAGATAAGCAGGCATGAAATGCAAAGAATAAATCGTTTCATAATCAGGTAATTGTTTAGTTTATGTAGGGGAAGGTAAGAGTCCCTTCCCCCGGATTAGTTAAGTATAGGCTCCGGTAGCGGTGGCTACTTCACCGGCAACAACTGTAACCTGTGTATTTGCCGGTTTGGTCTTGCCATCGGCATCAGTGAACTCGATGGTGTATTTTCCCGGAGGAAGTCCAATGATGCATTGGCCGTTACCGCGTTTGGCAACTTTTCCCTGGATACTCCATTGGCCTTTGTCGGTGCCGGTGATGGCTACCTGCACTCCACCGGTTTTACAATAGTCGCCGGCCAGGTCGAGAGATTCGTTCTTCTGCTCGTTACAGCGGAAGACTTTCTCATGCCAGTCATTGATACGTGTATCGTATCCTGCCTGCAACCAGAACTGCCATTCGTTCGGGTCCTCGTAAATATCACGTATCTGGCAGAATTTAGAAGCCGCTTGAGTATTGAACGCCACGTCTATGTTACCAACTTTCTGAAGGGTCAGCCTGGAACCTTGGCCTAAAGCTTCGTGGGAGGAGACAATCAGGTTCGGACACATGGCGTCTTCCCGCAAGAGTTCAAGCATGCGTTGCATGGAAGGATATTCCTGCATGCGTAACTTATTACGTAATGCTGAACGGGCAGCTTTCAAAACGGTTTCAGCACACAAAAGCTGTGGTACACCGCCTATTGAAGAACGAAGGTAGGTGTTTGCCCCTCCGATCCATTCCACCAGATTCTCGTAAGCTGTATAATCTGTATCTGATGTTGGCGCGGCAAACTCTCCGGAAATAGCGAAATTACCACGGGCCGCATTTACATCGCCACGAGTGATCAGCATGTCCATCTTGGTATAAATACCATCGAAAGCCCCGCCGGGTGAGTTGGAATCTTCATCCCGTTCGGCAGAGAACAGGCTATATACGATATCTTCCAGATGCGAACGTACCAGGGTAAATGCAACCTTGGTTTCCATCGGATGTTTTTTTGTAGTGTTGCTTACCGGAGTGCCACCGATGATCAGCAGTTCGTTATCATCGTACTTCTGGGAGTTTTCTTTGGTGATGCAGACAACATCTTTCGGCTCGATGACTGAGGGTTCGTAACCTAAGAGTTTATCGACCAGTCCGAAGTTCTTTCCGATTTTATACGATTGCGTACCACCGGCACGACGACGCTCGTTGATACGTGCGTGTTTGCCTTGCAGGTCCATAACATTCAGCTTCAGTAGGTTTGCCACTTCGGTGAGGGTGGCAAACGGCAGCGCACGAAGTGCCTGGTCATAAATGACCAGTGCTTCGTTCAGTTTAGAGACATCAATTAGTTTATTTGCAGCCATTTGAATAGACTTTTTAATAGTTAAAGTTTAGGTTATTAATACAGGCCCTCAGCTTTTAATTTCTCGGTGATGGCTTGATAGTTTCCTGCGTTCTGGTCACAAAAAGCAGATAACTCTTCCTGGGTTCCGCTACCTTCAGGCTCTTGTTCAGGAGTCAGACCGGCATGCCCCGGTGTAGGACCGTTCTTCAGATTCTTCACTTGCTCTTCAAGTTGGGTGATTTTAGAATCCTTCTCAGTGATAGAGTTCTTGAGAGTACTAATCTCGTTATCCTTGCCGGATGTAGAACCGTTCAGCTCTGTAATCTTCGCGTTGGCAGAGTTAAGTTTCTCTTCAATATCGGTCTTAGCCTGTACAAGAGTAGCGTTCTCTGTCTTTAATCGTTCCATTTCAGCATGGATAGAGTCCAGGTTTTCAGCAGACAGTTCGGTGGTTTCCGCTTTATCTTTTGAAATTCCCAGGAAAGAGAGGAAGCCGGTCCATGATGGTTTGTAATTCATTGCCTTTTCTTTTGGGATTGTTAATGCTGGCACAATATTCGTGTCCATACCCGCTGCCAGTAAAACGGAGGAGGAACGGTCGTATAAGCGCACGGCATGGGAGTTGGCCGGGATATCCACGATGGAAGCCTCCATGACTTCTGCTTTGGTAACAGTTTCGCGTGTTTGTCCCGGAAGCAGATATTCTTTTTCGGAGGATGTGGCCAGGATACGTATACCAATACTTGCGGCCCGTAAGGTCCCTGCTTCGTATTTTGCGGCAATGGTCTTCGATAAATCGTCTACCTTGTCGAAAACAGGAATAGCAGAAAGCACGTCGTCCTCTATCTTGATATCGTCCCAATATCCGATTGCTTTGTAATCACACCATAGGGGTGATCCTTCATCACGGAAATGCCCATACAGCATCACGGGGTTGTCAATGAAAGCTTCAAGAAGAAGTCCAGCAGTAAGAACCCGGTAGCCGTACCGGTTGAGTGATGAATCTGATAAGATGATGCGTTTTTGGCTCATTGCACTTATTTTGTTGCAATGATACGGCTATATATAATGATGCCGAAGGACGGTTATAACTCTGTAACAGGTAGTGGAGGATAGGCGCCTTTTCCGGAAAAAGTGGCTTCAATTCCGGAGAGGTCGGAGGCTTTGGTTCCTGTTTTCTCTATCACGGTTCCCAGAAGCGGGTACTCTTTGCTTCCATATAATCGGATATTGCCATTCGCATCCTTGCATCTTACTACGCAACCACGTACATTGATAGTCCGCAGGATGTGAAGTTCTGAATCTGTCAGTCCTGTGCGTTTCAGGCGGATGGTAAGGGTCTGTTTATATAGCGTACCGGCTTGAGTGTCGTCCGCTTCCACATCTGGAGAAACTCCCATATAGGTGATAGGCAGGTTTCTCCAGGTATTGGGCCGGTGAAGGCTGATAACGGCTGAGTGATTGATGACTGAAAATAAACTTATTTCATCCGTGAACAGGAAATCTGCCTGAATGACTCCTCCGATATTGTTTGTATTCATATTCTGTTGATTTACAATATGCTATCTGTGATTCTCTCTTTTCGAACATTTTTCACTCAAAAAAAGGACATTTAACTACGCTTACTCGATGAATTATTCTCGCTTTTTATAGCTCCTTTTTTCTTTTCTCCTCACTTTTGCCCTCCAACGCTGGTAGTGTTTGAGAAAAGCTTCTTCCGTAAGAGAATCAATTCCATATCTGCGCATGAAGAATTGCACTCCATCAATGTATTTGATTCCGTACCGGTGCTTCTGTTCGTCCAGGTATTCATGCAACTCCGCCCACATCATCAATTCTATTTTCCGGGAAATGATCACCTGGGAGCGAAGTCCTAAATAGTTGTAGGTCACTGGCGATTTGCCTATACTTCGTTCAGGCAGACAGATTTCTAAATTACCACGATCAACCGGAGCTTCCGACGGTCTCTTCTGGAGAAGGTCGAATATTACGTGATAGATATCCAGGTTATCAGGAAAACGGACCGGATCAGAGGTCAGGTGACAGTATTTGCCGCGGATATACTCACATAGATGCGGAGGAACTTCGATTTTGGTAGTTATCATTTAGGTCATAGAATGGTTTACGCTAATATACAAAGTTTTGCGGACATAAACAAGACTTTCCGGAACAAACTAATCCCCCTTGCAAAAACGGTACTCCTTTTTTGTGCAACTGTGTAAATCGTGCAGTATTATCATATAATGTGTTGATTATAATTGGTTTATGTCTGCACGAAACATGGTACGTTTTTGTACGATTGGTTCATTGTGCGTACAAAATACAATTTTGTGCAATTTAGTACGAGGCGTACGTTTTTGTACGAAATTTGTGCTCTGTTTAATTATTTGATTTATAGTGTAATAAATACCGAATTGCACCTTTCTGCACGAAAGCACAAAAATATTCTATATTTTTAAGGTAGTCTCTTTTACAGAAGAAAGAAAAAATAAAAATAATATATAGACACCTCGTTGCCGGCTTTACTTCGTCTCAGGCACAGTTGTTCAAAACGTTCTTCTAAGCAAAAGGGGGTAAAGGGGGAACGACCGAAAAAACAAAGCCGCGATACGCTGATGCGTACCGCGGCCGGATAAATGTTCCGACTTGTGCTATCGCAAATCATTCGGATAAAACACCTGAGATACCAACTCGTACTCACGGGGCAGTGACTTCACACCTACACAAACACATATACCTCTTGCTGCAAGCTCATACAGCCGTTGTGTTGTGACGATAGAACCCCGGAAATGATAGTTACTGCAAAGCACAAAATATGCAGTTGCCAGGTCAAAGGAATAAATGTCCTTGCTTATGATCTTGAGTGCATCGGACGGAATCTTGGCAAAACCTAAACGGACGGCCAGGCGTGCGATCAACTGCTCACGCTCGACGGGATCAGGAGATATGACTACGAATATTTTATTCTCTTTTTTTATCATTATAATGTTGTGTATATCAAATAAAAGACGTATCTTTATAGGGTAATAAATTGGGATAATATACTCCTATCGTCGTGAGTAGAAATGAACCCAGGATTTGGATTTTACGAACTTCGCGCACCGGCGAATAATTGTATAATCATCCGAAAACTCAAGTAATGCATCCGTCAACTCTTTCTGTTCCGTCTCTTCCTGAATAATCCAACATGCACACTTTATAAACAAGTCATAGGAGGACGCCTCACAGTGATCCATTACACGAATACTTCCGCATTCCGGAATGCTATCCAGCAGCAGGTACACTGCGTTATAAAAGCGATTAAAGCGCTCCGGATTCTCTTTGTATACGGATATCAATTCGTTAATATTGGTCAGTTTAAAAGAAGATAGGTTCATGGTATGTCATTTTATGGATTATAACTCAATTTCTGCTCGGGTTCCGGAGGGAGTGGGGGAGCATCCCGCTTGGGATCGAGCATTTCAATACTTTCGGCTACGATTTCAGAAACGGTTCGTTTCTGGCCGTCATTTGTTTCATACTTCCGGGTTGTGAATCTGCCTTCAATATACAGTTTGCTTCCTTTGTGGGTGTACTTCTCAATGGTTTCCGCCAATCCCCTCCAGGCTACGACGGGTATCCATTCGGTTCTCTCCGGAATCGTTTGACCGGCTTTGTTTGTATAAGCACGCTCTGTACATGCAATAGAAAATTGGGCTACTTTGATGCCGGTTTCAGTGGTACGGACCTCGGCATCACGTCCCATGTTGCCGATAAAAATACATTTGTTTACACTCATTGTTTTTATGTTTAAGTTAGAAAACGAGTTTACCTGTCGGTTGTGGTAACCGGCTATTATCTTCTTTCGGGATAGGTTGGGCTCCGGTTCCTACCGTAAAGTACTCTACACCTCCGGATTTATCATCTACAACCGCCTTCCCGTCCTTATCGACTTGAAAAGGTTTCCCGGTTATACTGTCATATTTGTGAGGATTGAATACATAACCTTTCCAAGAACAATACATTATAAATTTCTTCTTAAATGCGGTTGGTGATACAAACTTTCGTTGCTGATTGTCGTATTGGCAAAATGCGTCATATAAATCTTTCCGGGGTAAACGGACATTGAGATGCTCTTCTCCGGAGAAGTATTCATCAGCCCAGGAGATTAGGGTTTCACCCATTTCTTGACGCAGCTTTCTTTGCTCTAACCTTTCGCCGGGAGCCTGGACAACGCCATAAGTCAAATACAATTGGACGCAATTGGCCAACAGGTTCCAGGTAAGATTCCATTGTTCAAAATCCCACTCCGAGAAGAAGAGAACCCCGAAGTCGTCAACCGGCTTATGGGTATCGTTATAGAAATCGGAGAATGCAAGTAGCCACTGGCGATCCGTGTAACTTGAACCACTGCCACGGATGGCATGGTTGGTGGCAATATACATTTTGGGTGATCGCGCAAATGGTAAAGTGATCCTTCTACCTCCTTTATAATTTACTGACCAATCCCCGGTAATGTTGGGGAACAGAAATTCAAAGTTGAAGTTTTGTAACACGTCGTCAATAAAAACGAGTTTAGTGTTTTCCTGAATGTCATTCCATACAAATTGATCATTAAAAAGATCAGAGCGTTTTCCGGGAATATAGGCTGTAGGAATGATATTACGCATCAATTCCCCTACAAGTGATTTCCCGGAACGGCCGTTACTTTCTCCTACTTCAGATTGCTTGCCATCCATGCCGATGACAGCTCTGGCCACATTATTGTCTTTCGCTTCCATAACCATATATCCGATTGCACACAGTTTACTAAGGAGATGGATACGATTTTCATTCTCTTCTTCCGGCTCTATTTCTTCAGCAGATTTTCTCCAGGTAAAGTTACTGGTGTTGATCAGGAACTGGAGGTAATGGGATTTCTTACCGGCCTCTGAAAGTTCGTAAGTAAATGTGTTGTCTTGCCGGCTAAAAGTAACCAACGGTTTACCCAGATATTTGGCCGGTGTCATTTTACGTTGCTCTTCCCAGATGTGGTGTGTGATATTCTCGTAACCGAGTTCGCTTACAGAATCTTTTGTGACCAGCCAGCAATTTTTATCAAAATAGAAATACTGGGATTCCCGGTTGGGCTTAACGAAATTGGGCTGAATGAACTCAAGCAGGGATAACTTGTCCGGACCCACATATTGAGACACGCCTTTAATCAACATTTCGTTTACCTCAGTCTTGCAATTATGCTTGGCAAACTGAAACAGGTAGTCACGGGCATCAGAGGCATCGATAGCACGAACAACAGGCGGTTCAAGGTGAATGAACTGATAACTCTTATCAATTCTCCGCAGACGCCCGAATCCTCTGTTTTGCAAGAAGTTTTGTGAGTTGACATAGCAGAACTCGTATTCAATACGTTCATTTTGGCTACGATCATATTTAGTGACTTCTCTCCAGAACTTTTCATCATCGTCAAAAGGTTGTGCCAAGATTACTTTTCCATGTTCGTCGAATTTCCATCGATATCGGCCGAATAGGAACTCCGGCAGGTTACGCAGGAGGTCGGCATGACGCTCGGCAAAGACTTCATGAGAGTGGAGTCCCCATAATTCTTGCAATTTATGATCTGTCCAGGTAGTTACCTTGAACATCTCAATATATTTGCCCAAACCTTTCTTTTCATTGCATGCAAACTCGATATCGGCGGCCAGCTCTTCTTCTTTTCCACGCAGAGAATTTGCAAGCAAATCATCAAGGCCTTTGTCTCCTGCTTCGTTCTTATTAATGTGTCCGACGAATATTTCAACGAAGATGTTCCGGTTCTTGAGAGAACGCATATATTCTTTGAAATTTTTTGCTGCATAGAAAAAACAGCGGGGACGCTTTTCGACCTGATCATTGATCCGGATATTGGAGCTGATATCGTCCCAGTCCGAATCAAAGATAAAAGCAACCTCCTGTACCTCACAGGTAGAGATGATCTTCACCAGGTCTTCCGGAAGGGCACCGTAAAGACCGAGATTCTGTATACCGCTGACTGCGATTGAGGGAATGCCGTGCTTACATGCTTTCTCCGCTTTCTTTTCACCTTCCTGAATATAGAGACGGGGTATCTTTGTCTTTGATTTATAGAGACTGCGTATGCGCTCCGGAATATAGATCGGAGTACCGCTGCCACGCGGGGATTTGTATTTGTAAGGTTTACCCTCTTTATCAAGGTGGGCATCCGGAAACTGCCATCTGATACGATAATATTCTTGAGGAGTACCAACGTCCCTTCTTTTATTATCTTTCCGGGTGAAGACAACCGGCATTCCTTCCAGATCATAATATTCAATGATGACATCATCTCCCTTAGTGGTTAACATTCCTCGTTCATCAATGGTACCAGGACGGAAAGTACGTTGTTCGAATATACTTTGTGTATCTCCTGTCTTATATACCTTTGCTGTGACATCCTCAAAGGTAAGACCTGATTCAGCCAACATCCTGGCACAATAACTGTCGACATCGATACCTTTGGCAGCCTTGCTGCTTTTTTTCATCTTTTTTGCCGGCTGTTTCTTGATGGCCGGACGTTGATCGAGAATGACATTGAATTTTTTGGCAAGGTATTCAAGAGCATCATTGAAAGTCATTCCTTCAGCGGACATTAAGAAAGAAACCGAATCTCCACCTTTCAATTCATTGCATCCAAAGCATTTAAAGATTTGTTTGGCCGGACTAATTGAGAGTTTCTTTGCGGCTTTGCACCGGGGACAATCGCAATTGTAATTCACTCCGGAGCGTTTGAGTTCATGGAAGTCTTGTGCAACATCAAGCAAATGTCCTGTGGCAGCATCTTTGATACGTCTTATCTCATCATCATTAAAATACATAGTTCAAGGGATTAGTTACATGATCAGTTCTGTTTCATTGATTCGGGGTCAAATGAAACCATTTACAATGGATTGGCAGAGGACTGTTTATGGGAGATCGTACTCTTCAGTAACGGATTCGTTTATCACGCTCTGCAGAAGCTCCGGATCTTTATAGAGGAAGAGGACTTTAACCATACCGTCCTTTACAACTCCCATTTCCATCTCAATTTCTAAATTGTTTTCGTGGACCTTATCTACGATCCGGTCTACGACTTGTTTGTCTAATTCAATTATATCTTTAAACATAGGTTTTCCTTTCTTCTTATACAATTTTGAATATTAATCTTCTTCAACGAAAGTGTTAGTCGTGTTTATCACACCAGCAGAATCAACACTCTTTCCATCGCGGATAAACACTTTCTCACGAATTAGCTCTTCATAGTCATACTGTGACATTCCGATGACACACACACGACCATCAATATACAATTTACATTTCATCAATTCAGTTCCTTCAACTGGACCGATGACATCTATTTGCATTGTTCTTTTATTCATATCTGAACTGTTATTAGTCAATTCTTTCAAGCCAATCACTAACGCATTTTTCCGCATCTACATAGTTGGCAAACGTTCTTTTTTCAACAGTCACACAGTATCGCATTAATTTACCGCGAATAATCCCTGCGTCATCTTTCCAAACATTTATAGCTCCGTTATCTCCGGCAGAAGTACAGGCATATCCAAGTTCAAGAGTTGCCTCTATGTCGTTTACATCCTTGAACCAATACGCATCTGTTTTCTCTCTCTTTACACCCGGAAGTCCATCTAATTGACAGATAGGCTTTTCTTTCTTTATTACTATATTCTTATTCATTTCTAATTCGTTATGCGTTAAACATAGTTTATTTCATTATCAGGGATTTTTATAACTTCCCTATCCATCATAAATGGGGTAATATTTTGTTTATGATTGGGGTTCTCAACTTCTTCAATTACGTTATTTCCGATTACACAATGCTTGTTGTAGCATACGATATAAACCGTTTCTTCATCCGAAAAACGGAATAAATCGCCTGTGATAAGAGTATTGAATGTTGTTGTCATAATTAGCTTCTTTTTATACTGTTTTGGATTAATTATCTGTATACATTCATTGTATAGTCATCAGGATCGTCTATAGATCTTTCTCTATGCAGGTATAGCCTCTTTCGTGCCACGTATGAACGGGAAATAGTTTTTAAATAGTACTCCAGCATAGGAATCATTCTTTTTTTATTGATAATATCATCCAACGCCAATTCGGAAACAGCGTACCAAGCCATATCCAAAGAATACTCATCAGATAGAAGGAATCTTTTTTTGATATAATTGATTACTAATCCTTTCATGCTTTGGATCTTGGCGGCTATCGGTGCAAAGTCACCAGACTTATAACATGACAACACTAATTCTATGAACTCAATAGACTTTTTGTATTCCTGTAACACATCCACACGGGGGGAAGAACTTCGAAGAGCATTGATAACTTCTTTATTAAGCCTTTCTCTGGAAATCAGTTCCGGTTCTCCGGCTTCATTCATTCGGATAACGGCTTTTGAGGGTATATCACGTATATTTATCCCATGTATAGCGCAATATAGGACCCGGGGAAGTGTCGTTCTAATATGCAAACCTGTCTCCGTTCTCATTTGAACGGTATTTCTTTTTGTAGAGAGACATTGTATCTTTCCTCTACAAGTGCTTATAACAGCCCCGTTGTTTCTATTTATCTTATATCTGGAAAGGCCCGGTATGGCTAACCATTCGTCATTTTTATCCATGTTTATTTAGTTGTACGTTGATATTCTGTCTTCTATATTATCTCCTTCCTCCTCGAGCTGGAGCATTGTAGGTAATTTGATATTTTTTTCGCAGCATTTCTATGTACTCAGGAGTTACATTTTGCGGAGCAACAAGTACATGTGTGCGGTTATCAAGGCGAACCATGACCTTATGCTGCTCTTTTTGTGCAGATTGCATGCGCATTTGTGCGATAACTTCCGGATTCTCGTTTGTAAATAGATTAGCTTTCTGTCTCTTTGTTCGACTTGGAGACGGGCTTGGTGAATGTACTGTTTTCATAATGATAAAAATTAGTGTGGGCTTCCGGGAATCGAACCCGGCTTCAATGATTTTACATTGATATGCCTCCTTACATCAGGCCCATTTTGCCGGGATTCACATCCCGGCTCTTTTGTGTAACAAATCCCTAACCAGGGGCTTTAACCCTACGTGTGTCCTTTCACACGGCATTAAAAATGAATAAATCAATTAAACTTCTATGCTTGAGAAAATAAAGTATAACATATAACCGGATTCGCACCGGGCACATTCCTTATATGTGCTTTTAGTTAATAATATATGGTTGATATATAGAAGTTTTTCATCGTTTCTTAATAGGATAAAGCCCTTGCTCCGATTTGAGTTCCTAATTTATAGGCTTCTTGGGCAGATAAGATTTTTGTTTCCATATGTTGATTATATTTAGAGTGATGTTTAAGGGCTAACGATCAAAAATCTTAGTATTTATAACCTCTTCTATTTTATCTTTTGCAAGCTCTGGCACTTTTACAAGCCCGCTTCTCCAGTTATTGAAAGTATACAGAGGTACCTTGCATTCATCTGCCAATTTCTTGGCCATATTTGATGATTGACAAACAGGTAGGCTTCGGAGGTAAGTACGGATCGCCATAGCATCTTTCTTTTTTTTGCTTACTTTTTCTTCCATATTTATATAAATATTAAATTATTATCATTAGATTTATGATGCAAAGCTAAAATAAATATTAGTAACTAACAAATATTTTAGCTTAATTATTATTGTATTTTTTGGTTTAAATGATAACTCTTTGAATATGAATTTATTAAAAATAAAGGATTTATGTGAGCGTAAGGAGGGAGGACTAAAACGTTTAGCAGAAGATATTGGTATGTCCGAACAAAACTTACATCGTTGTATAAATCTCAATAAAATGCAGGCTGGAGATTTAGAAAAAGTAGCTATTACATTGGGTGTGTCTATTGGGTATTTTTTTGATAATATGCCTGTTGCGAATCAATCCATTGCTAATGGGAACGGTAGTGCATCTTCCATATATGGCAATGTAACAGTTGGAATGATAGCTGATAAAGATAAGGAAATAGAACATCTAAAAGCATTGCTTGAAGAAAAGGAGAGGACTATTCAGATATTGATGGATAAAAATAAGAGATAATGAAAGATAAAGATTCGCTGGAGATTGGTGATTAAATAATTAAAATATTGAAATATGAAAAATTTAACCTTCAGTAGTCCATTTGTAGCTCAGGAGACTGTTAATTTATTGAATTGCAGTGCATTTATCATTCCGCCAGGAACCTCTTAAAAAAAACTCTTGTAACTAACTGAATTTCAGTATATGTTACAAGAGTTTTTTCTTTTTAGGATTAGAAGGGGCTCACCGTAAAAATCTTGACTATGTTCCTCCCTTCAGGCATACTCGCTTACTTTGATTTAGTCAATCATGTCTCCTGAGTAACTTGCTTCATCCTCTTCCTTGAGGAAAAGTCTTCGATTCCTGAAAAATACTCCCATTTACATCTTCATTCCAAAGGCTTCTTTCCGGAAATAGAAGTACAAGACTTCCCCATTCGCGGCAAGACAGTATACCTTCGTATCAAACGTCGTCGTTGGGAAGATCCTGAAACAGGTCAGACCTATAGTCACGATTGGAAAAGAGGCCAGGGCAAAGAGAGAAAGCTATGAGCCGGAGGTCTTTAGCAACGGGGATACTCTTAGGCAATTGTTGGCTAGAAGCCGGTATCTGCTGTTCAAGGCACCGGGCAAGTGGACGGACAGCCAAAAACGGAGGGCTGGAATTCTGTTCAAGCAATTCCCGGATATAAAGGCCGTGTGTTATTATGCGTTAAGATGGGGAAAGATTTTTACTGATTATATAGACAAGGATGTGGCGTGTGCCAAAAACTTAGAGGTGGGTGTTAAGAATAGAACTTTTATAATGGAAGTGTGCTGTATCTAAGTACTTTTTAGTAGTTTTGCATAATAATGAAATCGAGAAATAAAATCTCTCTTTTAAGCAATAGATAGGATATATGAAACATATCTTCAATAAGGAACAATGCCAAAAAGCAACATTCATTCTTGAAAGCCCTTTGGCTAAACTGTCGGAACTTTACTCAAGCGAGATAAAAGACTTGGCTGTTGTATGGTGCTATTATTCGGGGAGAATAGAGGGTAATACCTATACCTATGTTGAAACAGAAGCATTGCTTAAGGACGGCATCACTTCCGAAAAAAAATATGAAGATGCTAAAATGCTGAAAAATCTATATAATACATTCATTTCCGAACTGGAATATATTCATCAAGAGAAAAATAAAGAGATTATAGATGAACGTACTCTTTTCAGACTTCATCAATCTATTTTCACAGGTTTGGTTTCTAATGAGGAATCAGGCTTTTTAAGGACACGTGCAGTTAGGATCAGCGGTACTGATTATGCTCCTCCAAAAGATTTGCAAGAAATAAAAAGTAAATTGGGAGAGATATTATATGAGCAAGATGTTTATACTAATCCATTGGAAAAGGCAGTTTTCTTACATTGTAATATTGCACGGCTGCAACCTTTTATAGATGGGAATAAAAGAACTTCTCGCATGATAGAAAGTGTTGTCATGATGAATGCTGATATTATTCCTGTATATTCAGCAAAAGATGCTGATATTTTGAATTACAGGAAAGGGTTGATTCGATTTTATGAAACGGGGGATTACACTAAGTATTCTGACTACTTTCTAAATAGGCAGTTGGAACGCATTAAAGAAATAGATATATAATTTAAATCAAGACTAATTTAGTCGAATGTAAGAACTGTATTTGCTAATTTCCTTGATAATCAATGATTTTAGGAAAATTTTAAAAAAACGCCAGGAACCTCTTAAAGAAAAGGGAGTAAAGGATCATATCTGAATTCGGGATCGTCCCTAAATTTTGAGGGATTATTTTATTATGCATGAGTCATAGCTACAATTCACTTTACAATTACCTCTGCTTACTCTATTCACAACCTACTTATGAAGATAAGAAGGATAAACAAAAGATATTTCGACTGTATAACGATTTGTTTTCTGAGCAAAAAGAATATCCGAATGCTTATCCGTGTGCTATAATGGGTGACGGATAATACCAATGCGGTCTTGTTACTTGATGAAGAAGACTCTGCACGTTATATCGTTTATGCAGAGCTGAAAAAATAATATCTTTTTACCATCCACTTTATCTATATAGGTACCAGTTCTTATTTCAGCTTTTCCAAGAAAAAAAACTCTATTTATGCTTATGCTATTTGCATGTGCTGATTGTTTTCTTATTGCCAAACGTTACTTGCAGATTATTTTAGTATTCACTCTGGAGTGGATGTCCCGATATGTACTGATTTTAGTGGTATAGATGCTTGATTTTTGATGTGCGAATTGGGGTACTTTATAAGTTCTTACCGTTTAAATCCATATAAATTTAGGTTTTTCCCTATAAGTAATTATAGAATTCACAGATCAGGTATGATTTTCCTGCTTTACTTTTGTTGCAAACCTAAAAAAAACATCATGAAAAAGATTTTATTTATTCTATTTACAGTTCAGTTTATTCTGATCCCTCGGATAACAGGGAGTTATGGTGCAAATTCTATCGGAAATAATCATGGACATTCGGTAACTAATCAAGGAAAGAAAACCATCAAGAAAGACATCTTTGGAGATACTGTCATTGAGGACAATCACGGTAATAGGAAAACCATTAAGAAAGACATCTTTGGAGATACTGTCATTGAGGACAATCACGGTAATAGGAAAAC